CACTACCCGCCGGTCGGGCGCCGGGCGCACCTGGAACAGATGCTCCAGGACAAGACCGACGCATTCAAGTCAGAGAAATAAACGTCAATTGACGAATGCAAATTGACAAATTGCGCAATTCGTCAATTTGTTAATTCGGCTATCGGCCCAAAAGACTTTAGTAGTCTCATGGGCGCCGTTGCGGGAGCATTGGCGCCTCATGACGATCAAAGCAAAACCCCGCAAGTCCAATATCGCCGCGCTGACATTCCAGGTCGGCGCAGGCGCGGGCGCTGAAGTCCAGCTGCTGCCCGCTGGCGAATTCAGCCCCATCGACGGGCGGCCTACCCCGTGGGGCACCTGGAAGCTGACCGAGTCCAACGCACCCGTCGTGGTGGCGCTGGCAAACCAGCGCATCAACGAATTCGTCATTGACTACGAACACCAGACTCAGCTTGCGGATACCAATGGCCAGCCCGCCCCCGCCGCTGGATGGTTCAAGACACTGGAGTTCCGCCCCGGAAATGGGCTGTGGGCCATCGACGTGCGCTGGACGGCGCGCGCCAGGCAGTACATCGAAGCTGAAGAATACAAATACATCAGCGCCGTGTTCGATTTTGACGAGAAAACGGGCGTCGTCCTCAAGTTGCTGTGCGCGGCCCTGACGAACAACCCCGGCCTGCACGGCATGGATGCCGTCCAGCTCGCCGCCCTCACCGCACGCTTTTCTATGGCCGACACCGACCCGGCCCGCCTTCAGGTCGATAACCCCCCGGAGAAATTACCAATGAATCCAGTTTTGAAGGCGCTGCTGGCAGCGCTCGGACTGCCCGAAACCGACGCGACGACTGCCGAGCAAGCCGTCGCCGCCGTGGAGGCGCTCAAAGCCAACGCCACGGCGATGTGTAAAGAAAACGCCACGCTCAAAAGCGCGGGCAACCCTGACCCGAGCAAATGGGTCGCGCTGGACAAGTTCACCGAGCTGAGCACCCAGGTCGCCCAGCTCACGGCCAGCCACGGCGAGGGCGAAATCGACAGGCTGCTCACCGATGCTCGCGCCCAAGGCAAATGCTCTGCTGTGGTCGAAAGCGTCTGGCGCGACGTGGGCCGCCAAAACATTGCCCAGCTCAAAGCACTGATCGACAAGACCCCCGGCAACCCGGCGCTGACCGGCCAAAGCCAGACCGATGGCAAAAAGCCTCTCTCGACAGATCCAGCAGCCGCCACTGAACAAGAAGTGGCCATGTGCAAGGTGATGGGCATGACCCTCGAACAGTTCCGCGCTGGCGCGTAAGGAGTCAACACGATGACCGCAATCACAACAGAACGCGACACCCAGCGCCGCCTCGGCAGCATGGCGGCTTACCCCGTGCTGGCCTCGACCAAGGTGTTGGCTGGCACGCTGGTGGTGCTGACCGCCGCCGGTTACGCCCAGGGAGGCGCCGTGGCTACGACTCTCAAAGCCGTGGGCATGGCGCAAGAAACCGCTGACAACACCGCTGGCGCCAGCGGTGACATCAAGGTCACTGTGCGGCGCGACGGCTGGTTTCACTTTTTCAACAGCGCGGCGGGCGACCTGCTCACGATCGCCGACATCAGCGCCAGTTGCTACATCGTGGACAACCAGACCGTCGCCAAGACTGACGGCACTGGCACCCGCAGCGTGGCGGGAAAGGTGCGCGACGTTGACGCCACTGGCGTCTGGATCGAATTCGTCTAACCCCTTCTCAATCCTGGAAAAATCATGATCATCAATCCAAGCAACCTGCTGTTGCTGAAACAGGGCTTCAACGCCTCTTTCAAAAACGCTTTTGGCGCCGTGGCCCCAATGTGGGACAAGCTCGCCATGAAGGTGCCATCGACGACCTCTGAAGAGGTGTACGCCTGGCTGGGCGCCAACACCAAGCTGCGCGAGTGGATTGGCGAGCGCGTTTACCAAAATCTCAAGACGCACGGCTACACGATCAAGAACAAGACCTTCGAGGGCACGGTCGTGGTGCCTCGCGAGGCTTTGGAAGACGACCAGTTCGGCGTTTACACACCCCTGGTGGCCCAGATGGGCCAGGATGCCAAGTCGCACCCAGACGAGCTGCTGTTCGCCCTGATCGCGAGCGGCATCTCGACGCCCTGCTACGACGGCCAGTATTTCTTTGACACGGATCACGCGGTCGGCCTCCAGGGCTCGGAAGTCAGCGTCAGCAACTACACCAGCGCCGGTGGCAACAACCCTTGGTATCTGCTGGACACCAGTAAGGTGCTCAAGCCGTTCATCCTGCAGACGCGTCGCGACTATGCGTTCGTGTCCAAGACTGGCTTGACCGATGAAAACGTGTTCAACAAGAACGAGTTCGTCTTTGGTGTCGATGGCCGGCTCAACGTCGGCTTTGGCCTGTGGCAGCAAGCCTATTGCAGCAAGGCATCCTTGGACGAGGATGGCTATAGCGCTGCCCGCCAAGCCATGATGAGCTTCAAATCCGATGCTGGCAAGCCGCTGGGCATCATTCCAAACCTGTTGCTTGTTGGCCCAACCAATGAAAAAGCAGCTCTGAAAGTTGTCACAGCCGAGCGTCTGGCCAACGGCGCCGACAACATCTATCGCAACAGCGCAACGGTGGTGACCTGCCCCTGGTTGCCTTGAGCGCCACCCCACTGATCAACTTCTGGAGAACTACCCAATGGCAACCGTTAAAAAAGAACTGGCCGCAGGCCCGGCCGACAAGGGCCTGAAAGTGACATCGCGCCCGCCCAGCTTTCGCCGGGGCGGCTTTGCCTTCAGCGGCGAGGCCAGCATCATCCCGCTGAGCGAGCTGACGAAAGAGCAGGCCGAGTCCATCAAGGCGGACGCCAACTTGGTCTGCCAGCTGGTGGACATCAAGCCGGAAAAAGAAGCAGGCAAGCCGGAAAAAGACGGCGACAAGACCTGAAGCGGGCCTGAAACACCATGACCTACGCCACCGCCACCGACATGCTGACCCGCTTCGGCGCCTCGGAAATTGCCCAGCGCATCGACCGGGGCGTGCCGCGCCTCGTCACGGCCCAGCTCATGCAGGATGCAGCCGCTGGCGCCAGCCTGGCCGCTTACCCGCTTGAGTCAGCCGGGCGCGCCCAGACGGCGCTGGTGGTGCTGCAGCGCGCTTTGCAAGACGCCGATGACACGATCAACGGCTATATCAGCGCCCGCTACACCCTGCCGCTGGCGCCGGTGCCTGCCGTGCTGCAGCGGGTGGCCTGCGAGCTGGCCCGCTTCTATTTGTATGACGACCAGGTGACTGAGCCGATCAAGGACCGGCACGCCGCCAATGTGAAGTGGCTGGGCGAGGTGTCAAGGGGCACCGTCAGCCTGGGCGCCGACGCGGCCAGCGGCGTGCAGCCGGTCAGCAGCGCCGGGGCTGAGCTGGTGACCAGCGCCCCGGTCTGGAAGCGCGAAAACAGCCGGAGCTTTCTGTGAGCGGCGTGATGATTGAGACGCGGGTCGATGGCATTGACCCGCTGGCAAAGGCCTTGTTGCGCATGCACGCGCTGGGCCAGCGCCCCAGCCCGATCTGGGATGCCATTGGCCAGTATGGCGAGAGCAGCACCCGGCTGCGCTTTGCCCGGCAAGTTGGCCCGGACGGCCAGCGCTGGAAACCCAGCAAGCGCGCACTGAAAACGGGCGGGCAGACTTTGCGGCTCAAGGGCCACCTGCTGGGAAGTATCAGCTACCACGCCAGCAACCGGGGCGCTGAGTGGGGCACGAACAAGGTCTATGGCGCCATCCACCAGTTCGGCGGCAAGATCAACAAGCTGGCGTTTTCCTCGACGTTGCGCTTGCGCACCGGCAAGGGCGGCGCGCTGCTGCGGCAAAAAGACCATGCCAACCTGTCGGTGTTCGCCAGGAAGTCGCACAAGCAGGCGGTCGAGCGCCGCTACACCGTGGGCGCGCACGCGATCACCATGCCAGCGCGTCCCTTCCTGGGCGTCAATGCCGAGGATGGCCGCGAAATCCTCAGGCTCGCCGAGGCGGCGGTTGACCTGTCCGCCCGCAACCAGGGAGGAACTCCGTAATGCTCGGACACGCTGAAGACGCCCTGATTGCCCGGCTGAAGGGCCACCGCGACATTGCGCTCCTGGTGCGCACTGTGGGCACCCTGCCCAAGGTGCCCGAGAAAGAGCTGCTGCAGCGCTATTACGCTGATGCGCCTGCTCTCTATATAGTGCCTGGCCGTTTTACGGTCAGGGACAGCCAGGCCACGATGATCTTCACCGTCGCCGGTGTCGTGCGCAATGTGGCTGGACAGGAACAGGCTCGTAAGGGCGACGGCATCGACATCGGCTGCGATCACTTGGTGACGCTGGCCATCCGGGCGCTGCACGGCCAGCGCATTGGCGACTGCGGCTGGTCGGTGACCGGCGGCGAGATGATGGATGACGAGCTTTTTGACGCCGCTGGCATTGCTGCCGTTGAAATCACGCTGGAGAGCACGCCCGTCGAGCTGGATTACGACTACGGCGCGGCCCAGATCGCGCAGCTTCCTGGCGCTGGCGCTGGCGCCGGTGGCGGCGCTGACAGTGAGGTGGGGGACTTCACCCGCTTCCACGCCGACATTGATTTGCCGCCCAATGCGGGCGCGCTGGAGTACGCCAGCTGGCTGGCCGAACCCCCGATTTACACAAACAGCCGCCCCGATGCCGACCTGGACGTGCAATTACCTGGAGCAACTCCCTGATGGACCGCATTTTTATCAAACCCGCAAAGCCCGAACTGAAGGTGCGTAAGCCGGTCAACGGCTATCTGGCCGCCGAGGGCGAAGAGGTCAACGCCGACAGCTACTGGCTGCGCCGCAAGGCCGATGGCGACGTAGTCGAAGCCGCCCGCCCGGCAGACGCTGCCGCGCCGCAAGTCGCCAAGGCAAGCAAACCCAGTATTTAAGGAGCATTTATGCCTGACAACATCACGTTTTCGACAATCCCTATCGACGTTCGCACGCCGGGTCAATACCTCGAAATTGACAATACCAAAGCCGTCACGGGCCTGCTGTCCATGAACCGGCGTATGCTGTTTGTCGGCAACAAGCTTGTCACCGGCACGGCTGCAGCAGCTACCTTGCACCGCATCAACAGCCCTGCCGAAGCGGCCACGCTGTTCGGGCGCGGCTCGGTGTTGCATGAAATGCTGGTGCTGGCGCGCGCCGCCAACACGACCAGCGACATCTGGGCAATGGGCCTGGCCGACGATGCGGGCGGCACGGCGCACACCAAGACCGTCACCGTCACCGGCCCGGCCACGGCTTCGGGCACGCTGGCGCTGTACATCAACGCGCACAAGCTGAGCGTTGGCGTGACTTCGGGCGACACGGCCACCGTGATCGGCGCCGCCATTGCCGCCACCATCAACGCCTGGGCCGATGGCCCGATGACCGCTGCAGCGGTGGCAGGCGTGGTGACGCTGACGGCGCGCCACAAAGGCGCCTTCAGCAGCGACATCGACGCCCGGCTCAACTACTACCCAGACGACCGCGTGCCGGACGGCGTGGCCGTCACGATTGCAGACGCCACGGCGGGCGCCGGAAACCCTGACGTGGCGGCGGCGCTGGCCGCGATCAGCCTGGAGGCGTACTACACCATCGTGACGCCGTACAACGATGCCAGCAATGTGACCAAAATTGAAACCGAGCTGGCTGCGCGCTGGGGCGGCATGGACATGCGCACCGGGCACCTTTTCTGCGGCCTGAAGGGCACGCATTCGGCGCTGACAACTTACGGCTCGGCGCGCAACAGCCCGCACAGCACGGTGCTGGGCCTCAAGAGCGCGCCCTCGCCCACCTACCACTATGTGGCCGTGCTGGCCGCAGTGTGCGAGCTGAGCGGCGCCATCGACCCGGCCCGGCCATTCCAGACGCTGGCGCTGCCCGGCATCCTGCCACCCGCCGAGGCGGATCGCTACACGCGGCCCGAGCGCGACCTGCTGCTGCGCGATGGCATCAGCACCTTCTTGGTCGATCAGGGCGGCAATGTGCTGATTGAGCGCGTGGTGACCACGTACCAGGTCAACGCCTACGGCATCGACGATGTGAGCTACCTGGACCTGGAGACGAAGTGGACGGTGGACTACATCCGCTTTGCGTTCCGGGCGCGCATTGCCCTGCGCTTTCCGCGCCACAAGCTGGCCGACAACGGCACCAGCTTTGCGCCGGGCCAGGCCGTGGCCACGCCGAACGTGATTCGCGGCGAGCTGCTCGACGTGGCGCGCCAGCTGGAGCTGGCTGGCCTCCTCGAAGGGTTTGACCAGTTCAAGGACCAGTTGTTGGTGGTGCGCAGCGATGCCGACCGAAACCGGGTCAACGCCGTGCTGCCGCCGAATGTGGTCAACCAGTTCCGCGTGTTTGCCGCGTCGGTTCAATTCATTCTTTAGGAGTCCAAATGGCACAAGTAGCGGGAAGAGTTTTTATTTCGATCAGTGGCAAGCGGCTGCGCAGCAAAGAAGGCGCCAGCCTGGAAACAGGCGGCATCGAGCGCGAAGCGGTGGTAAGCGACAGCGGCGTGGACGGCTTCATGGAAAAGGAAACCGCGCCCAAGGTGGACTGCAAGGTCAGCTTGACGGATGAAATCAAGCTCAAAGACCTGCAAGCCTTTAAGAATGGCACGCTGGTGTTTGAAACCGACACGGGCCGGGTGTACACGCTGACCGGTGCCTGGTGCGCCAAGCCGCCCAAGCTGGAAAAGGGCGAGGTGACGTTGGAGTTTGGCGCCGTCGAGTGCCTGGAAGGCTGACCGCGCCACGCTCATGACCCAAGCCGCCCACGGGCGGCTTTTCCCACTGAAGCAGGTGCTTCAAAAAACAGCCTTTAAACCCTGGAAAAAACCATGAACGAATCTGGAACCATCACCAAGCAATTGCCCAAGCCCTGGCGCGTGGGCGGTCAGGATGCCGCCGACATCGAAATGCGTGAGCCCACGGTGCGCGACCTGGTCGAGGCCGAGAAAGAAGCCAATCCGGCAATGGGGCCGAACGCTTTTAACGTGGCGCTGGCCTGTCGCACGATGGTGCGCGCTGGCACCTACACCGGCCCGTTTGCGCCGGGCCAGTTCAGCGGCATGGGCTCGCGCTCCTGGTTTGTGGTGCGCGATGCGATGCAGGAAGCTGAAGCGTTGGGGGAAGCCTAGCCGCCCGCGCCGGGCTGCTGCGCATGCAGGTCGCCCTGATTGCGCGGGAGCTGCACTGGAGCCGGGCGGAAATACTGGCCCTGCCGGTGGCCGAATTCAACGCCCACATCGAATTGTTGACACGAGAACCTGAGAAGCCCTGATCATGAGCATGTACACCGTCGGCGTGAGGATTATTGGCTCGGCTGCAGGCCTGATTCGGGCGGCTAGGGATGCGCTGGCGCAGACCCGGCAGCTTGGCAATGGGACGACTCAGGAGTTCAATCGGATGGCGCGGGCGCGCTCGCTACTAGGCGTGCGCTCTGAGCATGAAGTCCAGCGGGAGATTTCGCGCACACAGGCGGCCTACAACCGGATGGCCCGCGCTGGGACGATGAGCCTGAACGAGCAGCGCCGCGCCGCCGCCGCGCTGCGCGGCGAGGTCGAGCGCCTGGGCAACGAGATGGGGCGGCTCAGTGGGCGGCAGCGGGCGATGCGCGGCTTCACGGTGGGGGCGGCTGGCGCTGTGGGCATCGGCGCCGCCGGTTACGCCCTGTCGGGACCGGCGCAGAAGGCGATGAGCTATGACCAGCGCTTGTCGGACATGGCCAACACGGGTTATGCGGAACGCGATGCGAACGGACGGCGCGCCGGCAGACAGGAAATGGAAGCCGAATTGAACAGGGCGCGGGGCTATGGCGGTGGCACCCGTGATCAAAACGCCGAAGCCCTGAACACCATAATTGCCTCGGGGGTGGTGTCCAGAAAGGATGCCTTCAAGATGCTGCCGGGGATCATAAAAGCCAGCACGGCATCGGGCACAGATGCCAACGACCTGGCGATGATCGGCATCCGGGCTACACAGACCTTCGGGATCAAGGCCGAAGAGGTGGATGCCATCTTGAGTGCAGCAATGAAGGGCGGGCAGGCGGGCGGCTTTGAGCTGAAGAACATGGGTAAATGGCTCCCGGAGCAGATGGCGATGGCTAAAAATCTGGGCTTGTCGGGCAAAGAGGGGTTTGCCAAAACCGTAGCCTGGAATCAGGCCTCCGTGATCACGTCAGGCACCAAGGACCAAGGCGGAAACAACTTGCGTGATCTGTTCAACGAGTTGAACACAACACATTTCAAGCGGTATCTGGGTGATCAGCTGCTGGGCGATGGCACTCCCGGCAAAAGGGGCGTGCGCAACAAACGCGCCAAGGACATCGACAACATGTACCTCGACTACCAGAGTCAAGGCGTTGACAAGGTATCGGCCACGATGCTGATGATCGAAAAGGTGTTTGCCAAAGATAAAAATTACCAAAAGCTGCAGGACAAGCTGCGCGCCACCGACAAAAACGACACAGACGGGCGACGAGAGATTACCAACTCTATGATCGCCCAGGTGCAGGGGTCGGCGCTAGGCAAGATTTTCCACAACCAGCAGTCGCTGCTGGCTTTGGTGGGCATTCTGAACAATCAGGAATACGTCAAGGACGTGCTGGACAAAACGCGTTCCCAGTATTACTTACCAGCTGGAAAATCGGAGACGGCGGTTTCATACGACGTGATTTCCGACACGGCTGGCCACAAGATGGAGCAGGCCATAGAAGATGCGGCTATGGCTCAGAAAGCGGCGATGGACAAGCTGACGCCGGTCATTGGCGACGTTGCCAAGGGATTTTCCAGCCTAGCCACCCAGTATCCGCTGCTGACGGGAAACACCATGCTGGCCACCACGGCGCTGGGGGCGCTGTCGGGAGCTGCGGGCCTGGCGACGCTGGCGCTTTTAGCGCAAAACCGTGCGTACCTGCCCAGTCCGGGCACTGTGGCGGGCGGGGTTGGCAAGGCGGGTCTTGTGGGTACTGCAGCCGCAGCCGGGTATGGCGTGGGCACGCTGCTCTATGACAACTTGCTGGAAGGCACGGCCTTTGCGGATGGTATTGGCCGCGCCCAGGCCAAAGTCTTCTCGTTTTTTGGCAACAAGAATGCCGAGGACGCACTGCGCGCAGAGCGCGACGCTGACCGCGCCAATCAACCCAAGACGCTGGAGCAGCGCCTAGGCGGCAAGGGCTCGGCGCTGCCCACGCTGCTGCAGCAAGACCTGAAGGGCGAAATCGTGGTGCGCATCACGGGCGCGCCCGGCCTATCGGTGCAGGCCGAGAGCAAAACCAACAGCCCACGGATTCCGTTTCGCACGGATCTGGGGCAGACCAATACCGGGGCAGGATTCTGATGGCAACCTGGCGCGATGAAATGGGCCAGGTGACGCTGCCCGATGGCCGCAAACTGGTGCTGCCCGATGGCCGCAAACTGGTGGCGGGCACTTTCCGTGGCGTGCCCTTTCGCACGGTGGACGCCGAAATGCGCGTTGGCAGACGCAACGTGGTCAACGAATACCCGCAGCGCGACTTGCCCTACGTTGACGATCTGGGCCGCCGGGCGCGCCGCTTTGTCGTCGAGGCTTACGTCATCGGTGACGGCTACCGTACCGAGCGCGACGCGCTGATCGCGGCGTTCGAGGGTAAGGGTTCGGGCGAGCTGAATCACCCACGCTACGGGCTGCGCAAAGTCTCCGTCGATGGGGACGTGAGCATCAAAGAAACGCCTGACCGGGGCGGGATGGCGCGCATCTCGGTGACGTTTGTCGAAGACACGTCGAACACCTTTCCGGCGGCGGCGCAAGACACGGTGGCCAAGGTGGAGTCCACGACCAATGCGGCGGATGCGGAAATTGAAAAGGCGTTTTCAGACGTTTTTTCGGTGGACGGCATGAGCGTGCTGGCCACTGATGCACTCAAAGGCATGACGGCCAAGGTCAACGGTCTGCTGCAGCTAGCCACGCGGGTGACCAGCGTGGCGGGCCTTGCTACCATCGTGCGCCAGGCCAGCCTGCTCTCGGGCAGCCTGACGGCGCTGATCCGCACACCAGCGGTGCTGGTGCAAAGCCTGCGCAGCATCTATGCCCAACTGGTGCAGGAAGTGGAGCGGCCACTGTCGGCGCTGGCTGAGCTGCAATCTGTATTTTCTGCAAATGCGCGCCCGCTGGGAACGGCCCGCGCCGGTTCGACTCGGGCGCTCGGCCTAGCCAACGATGCCGCCCAGTCGGACCTGCAGCGCCGCCTGGCGCTGACGAATCAGGCACGGCTGCTGGCCGTGGCCTTGACCAGCGCCGATGTGCTTTCGAGCAGCGTCCAGGCGCAGACGCGGGTGCAGACAGTGACTTTTTCCACTTCCGATGTGGTGGCCACAAGCGCCCAGGCCACGGCGCTACGCGATGCCTTGGTCGCACAGATCGACATCGAGCTGGAAGTCAATGACCCGCCTGCGGCCGTGGCCAGGGCGCTGACCAATGTGCGGGCGGCGGTGGTGCGCGACGTGGCGGTGCGCAGCGAGTTCCTACTGCAGCGAGCCAGTTACACGCCGCAAGCCGTGCTGCCTGCGCTGGTGCTGGCCCACCGCATCTATCAGAATGCCTGGCGCGCCGACGAGCTGGCAGCGCGCAACGGCGTGCCGAACCCGGCCTTTATGCCTGTTCGTCCTCTGGAGATACTGCGGTGATGGATGAAAAAATGCATCTTTACACCAGGTGTAAAGGCGGAAACAAGGTGGTGCAATGACGGGATTTGAACTGAACGACTGCACGCTGCTGATCGACGGAAAAGCCTACGGCGGCTGGACAGGGCTGGAAGTGCAGCGCGGCATCGAGCAGATCGCGGGCGGATTTACGCTGCAGCTCACCAGCCGCTACCCCGGCGTGGACGTGCCGATGCAGTTGCGCGAGGGGCTGGCGTGCAAGGTGCTGCTCGGCAATGACCTGGTGATTTCTGGCTACATCGACGAGTACGACACCGACGACACCGACACCAGCTCGACTGTCAAGGTGTCGGGCCGCGACAAAACAGGCGACCTAGTGGACTGCTCGGCCATCTTCAAAACCGGGCAGTGGCGCGGCGTGACGCTGGCGCAGATCGTGGCCGACATCGCCCGCCCGTTTGGCATCACGGTGGCGGTGTCGCCAGGCACAAACACCGGCGAGGTCTTCAAACGCTTTGCGCTCGAAGAAGGCGAGAAAGCTTTTGACGCCATCGACCGGGCTTGCAAGCTGCGCGCCGTGCTGGTGACCAGCACGCCTGACGGCAACCTCTTGATCACCAGCGCCAGCACCGTGAGCAGTGGTGTGCGACTGGTTGAAGGCCTGAATATGAAGAAGTTCAACTCCCGGCACTCGTGGAAAGAACGGCACAGCGAGATCACATTGAAGGGACAGGTGCCCGGCGACGACCATGAAAACGGCGCCGCCGCCGCGCACCTGAAGGCCTCTGGAAAAGACGCGGAAATCAACCGCTACCGCCCGCTGGTGGTGATTGCCGAACACGGCACCAGCAGCAAGTCGATGGCTGACCGGGCCGCTTGGGAAGTGAAAGTGCGTATGGGGCGCGGCAAGCGCGGCG